AACTTAAGCAGTGTGCGGATCGACTGGACAACGCTATACTTGCACGCAAATTCGTGGGGCATTCAGCCAAGCGAGTTTTGGGCAATGACGATGCCGGAATGGTTCGCACTCCATGAGTTTCACCGTGAAAGCAGGCCCGGCGATTATGCTGGGAAGCTGACAAAGGCCGATGTTGATGAACTTTGGGAGTATGCATTAGATGGCGCTGCCTAAAGTAGAGGTGGAAATCACCGCAGACACGGCAGGCGCGGTTGCTGGCTTTGAACGGGTGCGCCGTGCGGCCAACGAAAACGCAACGGCTTTTAACCAAGCATCGCGAACGGTTGGCAACCATTCGCGCCAGCTTTCCAGGCAGGTTAGGGGCAACAACGCCTTCGGGCGAAGCGTGCAAAATATGTCTTTCCAGGTGGGAGACTTTGCAACCCAGGTTGGCGCGGGCACGTCTGCCAGTGTCGCGCTTGGCCAACAGTTGCCGCAGTTGCTTGGCGGGTTTGGCATCCTTGGCGCTGCAATGGGCGCGGTGGTCGCGATTGGCGTGCCATTGGTTCGCGTGCTTACCGATGTGCAGAAAGGCGGGAAAGACCTAAGCCCTATCCTTGGCAACCTTGCGCCGCTCGCCAGGGAATTGGGCGGCGCTTTGATCGTGGTCAAAGATATGGCCGTGGACTTTGCGGAAACGGTCATTAACAACATGGACCGGCTGCTAACCACTGCCGGGACCGTGGCGGCGTTCTTTGCCGGTAAGTGGGTTGCTGGCTTTGTGGCCGCGCGTGTGGCGACGTTCTCGCTGGTGGGTGCGATGGTGGCGCTAAAGGCGGCGCTTATCCGTACGGGCATCGGCGCGGTCGTTGTTGCGGCGGGTGAATTGGTATACCAGTTTCATAGGCTGGTGCAGGGGGCGGCCAGCTTTGGGAAGGCAATGGACCTAGCCGGGAAGGTCATTCTGCTATCGTTTAAGACGGTGGGTGCGCAGGTAGAGGAATTTTGGTATGGCGTATGGGATAGTATATTTGGCGCGATAATAGAGGCTATTAAAGTTACGCGGCCAGCTATAGCAGAAGCCTTGGCCGAACCAGCCGCCAGGATTAGGCTTTCATGGATGGATGCCAGAATAGCAGTCGAGGAATACGGCACAGCCTACGCCGCGGCCATGGATTTGATGACATCGACCATGGCGGGCGGCGATAGCAAACGCCTTAGCCTTGGCGACATATTCGGAGGCGGCAAGAAAGACGGCACCGGCGCTGCTGACGGGACGGACCCGAATGCAAAGGATGATGGTTTCGCGGCGAAATTGCAGCGCGTGCAAGAGAGCCTTATGACCGAGAATGAATTGGTAATGCTGGCCAACAACGAACGGCTTGCCATTATCGAAGAGGCGCGCAATCGGGAATTGATCGGCGCACAGGAACACAGCACGGCGATTGCGCAAATCAACCAGGATACCGCCGACAAGATCACGGCTATTGAAGCGGCCAAGCGTAACACCATGCTAGGGCAGACAAGCTCGCTGTTTGGTGCGCTGGCAAACTTGGCCCAGGCAGGCGGCAAGAAAACCGCGGGCATTGCCAAGGCGTTTGGCATCGCAGAGGCGCTAATTAACACCTATGTTGGCGCAACCAATGCGCTGCGCACCATCCCATTCCCCGCCAACTTCGCGGCGGCGGCAGCAGTCATTGCGAACGGCTTGGCGAGCGTTGCCACCATTGCGGGCGTGAATGCCAACGGCGGCGCAAACTCGGCTTCAGGCGGCGGGCGCGCGGGCGGTGCGGCTGCTGCGGCGGCGGCACCTAGGCCATTGGACGTTATGATCCAGGGACTACAACCCAACGACCTGATTTCAGGGGGCCAATTGTCAAGCCTATTCGACAAGCTGATTGACGAGGCTGGGGATAGGGGTATTCGTCCTATGTTTGCCGCATGACGATACTAATTCAGGCGACAACCGTCGCGGCGTTGGCTGCGGCTGGCACGTCTAATAACCCGCTTATTCTTTGGGATAACCTAGGGGCAAGCGGCACGTGGTCAACCAATTTGGGGACAGAGATCAATTCGGCGGCTTACGCGGGAACGGGAACCACGTTTGACCAATGGTCAGCAACGGTACACGCCAGCGGCGATGCGGCGATTGAGGTGGATTTAGGCTCTGCCATGGATGTTTCCTTTGTGGCCATCGCAGCGCACAATGCGGCGGATATTTCCGCGACAATGACAACCAGTTACAGCGCGACCGGGCTCGCTGGATCATGGACTGCCCCTGCGGCGGCTACCACACCAACAGACAATCAGGCAATCGGTTGGTACTTCCCAACCGTAAATGCTCGTTATTGGCGGGTATATTTCAACACTGCAACGGCGGCACAAGTCGCGACAGCGGGCGTGGTCTTTGTTGGCAACCCGTTGACGGTGGAACAGCGTATATATCAGGGCTACAAGCCGCCCATCACGCCAACAGAAGTTGCCCTGCAATCCAACGTCTCCGAAGGCGGGCACTTGCTAGGCTCTAGCATGGTTAAGAAGGCATCGACAGCCAACGCCAGCTTTACGCACATTCTGCCGACTACATTTCGCGGGGCAACGTGGAAGGCGTTTCAGAACCATTTCAACGCGGGCGGCGGCTTCTTTTGGGCATGGCGTCCGACGAAATACGGCGATTTCTACTATGCCTGGAGGTCAGGCGGCGCGCTGGCACCGGAGAACATGGGCATAAAGGACTATATGTCAGCAACTCTGGAAATGAGGTTGTACGATGAGCCTTAAGAAAGAGCCGCTGCAAATAGTCGAAATCGACATTGATTATTGCAGCCGGACCTATGGCAGCGCGCCATGCACGGCGGCGCTTGGCGGATTGTTCCCGCGCAAGTGCTACAACACGTTTTTCACCTGCCAGGATCAAGCGAACTACGACGCTGGCACGTTAACGCTGCGGTTTGCGCAAAATCAGACCGGATTGCCAAAGGGCACCATCATTTATCCGGCTCTTGCGGGGCCGGTAAGCACCAATCCGACAGAGGTCAATCTTGGGGGCGTTGGCGACAAGCTGGGAAGCCTTGGCAAGCGCGCGCGGGTCAATGTCAAGCTGAAGGACTTCACCGACAGCGACATCTATACCGACAAATACCGGGCAGACCGGATTGACGGCACGGGGCAGACAGACGAGGGCGGCTATAACCCGCAAGATCGCGGCACGTTCTTTGGCAAGCTGCGGCGGCGCTGGCCATACTATCTGGGGCGGTCTCTGCGCGTGCTGGAGGGCTATACCGGCGATAGTTTGGCATCCATGCGCACCCGGCATTACGTCATCACAGAATGGAACGGGCCGGACCATAGCGGCAACGTGGCAATCACGGCGCAAGACATCCTAACGCTTGCCGACGACAAGAAGGCCCAATGCCCAGCACCATCGCGCGGCAAGTTGGAAACTGCAATTGCCGATGCAACGGAACTGACGACAATCAACCTTCTACCGGCTGGCATTGGTTCGGAATATGCAACCAGCGGGCGGGCTTCCATCGGTTCGGAAATCGTCACATTCACCCGGTCAGGCGATGCCATAACCATCACGGCGCGCGGCGTTGACGGCAGCGACGGCGCAAGCCATTCGGCAGACAGCGTGTTTCAGGAATGCTACTACACGGCAGGTTCGACCATACCGGACGTTATAGCCGACCTGTTGCAAAACTACGCCAACATAGACCCGGCATTCTTGCCGACAACGGATTGGGATGCGGAAACCGATAGATGGGTGCCCTATTGGCGACTAACCCGCACCATCGCCAAGCCAACCGGCGTGACCAAGCTGTTAGGCGAAATCCTGCAACTAGGCATCCTGCTTTGGTGGGATGATATCGCGCAAGAAATCAAGCTGCGGATCAATCGCCCGGTTGATCTATCGGAAACGCTGGCCGATGTGTCCGACGCTAAAAACATATTGGAAGGCTCGCTCAAAAACACCGAACTGCAATCCAAACGCCTCAGCCGCGTGCTGTTCTGGCATGGCGTGATTGACTATTCAGACACCACAAGCGGCGGCAAGAACTACAAGCAATTGCTGGTGGCCATTGATGAGG